TCAACACGTGCACCGTAGCCCGGACCCGGACTACAGACTCCCAGACGTGCGAGCCCTGCCCGGTTCGCTCAGGCTCGACAGCACTGAACGCCCGCGAAACGCCGATCAACAATCCGTACTCGGCACGCGGATCTACCTTCCACAGGCCCGGAAGCCCCGGCGTTCGAGATACCGCACGCCGGACTGCCGAGTGCGCGGCATTGGCCTGGGCACGTGTTCCATCACGGAAACACCGCAGCAGCACCTCGACAATTTCTGAAGGTATACCGCCCGGCCTCACCGCCGACTCCAGACGGTCAATGTAAACTCCACGGCGAACGTTCGTACTGAACGACGAGGCAAAAACCACCGGTGATCCGAAGGCCGCCACAACCTCGGGCGTGGCCTTCAGTTCCGCAACCAGCCATCGTCGCAACTTGTCGGCGGCCTCTTCAGTCATCGGAACACTCACGTTCCTTCTTGATTATTCCTGTTACCTATGCCACGCGCGACAACATATTCGCGGTCTCCATCATCACCATCGCGCGAAGCCTCGGTGATACCTCGTCAAACGCCGGGACCAGAAACGGGGACGGCGGAATACCGTAGCGTTCAATCTTGCGGGCGATTGCCCACGCCACCCTGTTCACCTCGTCTGCCCGGGGCTTGCGGGCACGGCCCGAGCGCATACGACCGGCAGGAGCCAGCGCCTTGTACTTTCGCCGTACCCAGTCAGCGATCACAGATACCGGCGGCATCGCCGCCGACGCGGAGCGTACTCCTGTTCCCGGCGGACTGGAGATTGTTCCTCGCCGTCCGTATTCCACCCAGCGCGCGTACGGCACCGTGGCAAATACAACCCCGAATACCTGTGGGCTTGTAGATGCTGTTACAGATACCTCGTAGTCCAGAGAGCCGCGCAATCGCCCGGTATCCACACGACCCGATTCTGTCAGGTAGACCTGCGCGCGAGCGATCGTCGCCTGACAAATAGACGTTACCGCCTTGACCGAAGCCTCCAGCATCACCGCGCGCAGGCGACGAGTCACATCGTCACGGCCCATGCGACCGCGCACCCCGGCCGGGACATGATACCGGCCAAACGGTTGAATACGCGAAGTCCTGACACGCCCGGCCACAGTGATTCCTCGTTGCGCTCGTTGCGATTATCGCCCCTTGTGGTCGCCGCCTTTTAAATTTTAAAAGGTGATACTCAGAAACGCGAACGTCCGGTTCTTCTATACCGGCTCGATTTCGGTCAACACCAATCGGTACACCGCGTGCATAACCCGCCCATTCCAATCGCGCGGACGTTCTACACCTGTTACGCGATATTGCCCGCCACCGACACCCGGGCCGCCCGCGACAACGACCGTATCACCGATGGCCCCATCGAGCCAGCCCTCAGAAAGAAATTCTACACCCACCTCGGCCCGACCAAGCTCGTCCATACGCCTGCGCGTCGAGCCCATTGCCCCAACAACCGTGCGCGGAAATCCGGTGGCCGTCCCTCCAATATCACCGTACACATCGGTCGTAGACGTATTCGAACGATACCACTCCACCGCTATCACATTGGCCCCAGGCCAGCCCGACATTCAAATACTCCCACCGGAAGTCATGACCTCTGCTCCACGCGACCCACGCGACGCGGCATGAGGAGGAACTTCCGGAATACCAATACCTGCTAAGCCGCTTGCCCGAAGACCGGCCACATCCACATCTACATCTACACTACTCATCGTTCCGTGAATCGGGACCCCCATGATCCTGTCCAGACGAACAATCTCGGCACGCAGCCGATGATCAATGTTGTGATCCAGACTGTTATCACCGGCAAACTCACGCTTATCCTTAATGGCCTCACCGAGCCAATACACTAACGCCTCACGCTTAACGCGGACACGCGGTGTTCCCGGACGAGCTACCCATCGACGCCCGGTCGGACACGGATATTCGGAGTGGTATGGATCGCCGGTCAATCGCGGGAGACACGGCTCACCCTCGGCGAAGGCATACCCCTCGATCAACTTTGAGGCAACCAGTTCAACCACCACCGGAACCAGTCCTGATCCGTCCGTGCGCACCATACGCACATACGCAGACTCGTACCCGGACTGCGCAACTGAATCATTGAAGTCCACAACCGGGCCCGTGTCCGTATCGGCATGAGCCTTAGTATGGGCCTTGGCGTGATCCTTCCGGCGACGGTTACGCGCACGACCGGATTCAGAAGTAACCGGCGTTGGCGACACCGGCTGTACCGAAGGTTGGACTTCCCGGGCTACCGGGAAGTTGAAGATAATACGATGACGACGGTTCGGGGCCGGTGTGCTCCCGGCTCCGGTTGATCTCATCGAATGCTTGTTTCCTGCGGGTGACTGCTTACGCATAACAGGTATTGTATCGAATACGTCCGCCGGGTCACAGACTGGGAAGTCTTTGATCGCCGATTGATCCGAAAGCATGAACACCCGACGACCAAGTGCCCGCGCGTGCTCGGCAGCCAACGCGTACCCAGCCAACATGGCCCGGCCCTGCGGATATCCGTCCAGTAACTCGGACGATGATCGAACGCCCCATGAATGAGTATGGCCGCCGATCACCGTGCAATCGTGTCCGATGAGGTAAATCGGATCCGCCCCGGAATGAAGTGCCAACTGCAGCCCGGCGCATCCAGACGATTCACCGTGAAACAATCGAGCCGGGTTATACTCCGGCCTGGTATGCGAATGCAGCGCGATATCCAATGGGAGCCGCATGTAGTCCAACGGTGGGCCCGTACTCGGATCAAAGCACAATGCCAGCCGAGCCGCCGGTTTCGTGAACTCTAAAAACGCAAGGACCTCGGCGCGATATTGATCCAGAAAATGATCATCCAGAATCACAAGTAGCGGCGGTGAGACCAACTGTACGCGATCAAGCCCGGTCAGACACCGCAGCCGCCACGCTGCGTTACACGTAATCACTACCGCACCCGACGCGCCGATGTACCCGGCCAACGCGGCGGGATCAATATGACCGGCGCTCGGACCGTTGGCAACCACAACCGCCGGACGACCAACCGCGTGCCCGATCCAATCCCGGTAGTACACGTCCCGGTTATCGGGAAACAGATCCACACGCCAGCCTTCAGACATACGCTGCGCCACCAGCTCGCAGGCCACGTCCACGCGGCGGGTATACTCCGGTGGAGCCAACATTCGAGTGTACGTTCTGGTATGCATATATCCGGATCAACAAGAGGGCCGGGGACACAATATCCCCGGCCCCGCCCGCAGTCGCGCCGGGCCCGCACCCCGTCGCGAAGCAGATGCAGATTCAGTTTGAGCTTGTTGAACTCAGTTCAACAGCGTCACGACTTCAGCACGACGGCCATCTGCTCGTTGAGAGTCTTGACACCGAAGATGGTGTCCAGACTCACCAACGTCCGGAAGAACCTCGGCTCGTACGAACGAGTCACCCGGATGGCGTTCCCACCGTCTGGATCGACCATGACCATTTGCGACCCGCCCACGATCTCCGTGGACATCGGAAGCGGCCTGACCACCAGCGTGGCAAAGTCACGATGGAACGCCAGGTTCTGTCGCCTGTTCGGCGAGCCCAGTGACAACACGTTGCTCGAACGATGAGGCTGGAAGCCCTTCAGTCGCGGCAACGTGCCCTCGGTCAACGTCTGGTTCGGAGTCTCGTTGGCCTTCTCGAGCTGCGCGACGCCCGAGAGTGCTCCCTCGTCGTCGTCCGAAAGGACCAGGTGCCGGTTGTCCGGAGGAACCATCGCCTTGTTCAGCCGAGTCCTGGCCTCGTTGATCTTGTCCTTGAGCTGGCCGCTGCTGGTCACGGTGAGCGTGGTCGTAATGTCCGTGTAGAGACCGAGCACGGCCTTGTCGATCGCGTTGGCAATGGCCAACATCGCCGGGTTCACGTAGGTCTCAATCAAGTTGAGCGGCGACTTGGACTTCTCAACGTCCGTCACCTCAAACGCCACGTGCGGGTGCTGGTTCAGCGTGATCGCCACGTTGTCCGATTCGATCGCGGAGACGGTCACCCCGGTGCTGGGGTTGAAGTTCGTCGCGGTCATCTTGCGCGGTCGGCGCGTGTTGACCGTATCACCGGGCTGCGCGAACTCGTTCTCGAAGTCCCGGTTGATCAACCGCGCGATCGGCATCATCTCGCGCAAGATGATCAAGGACGCCTTGGCGAAAATAGCCGTGTTGAAATCAGCAGCAATACTGTTCGGCATAGGTCTTCCCCCTTCAAGGGATTGGGGCGGCCGCCCCGTATCCGTCACGACAGACGTTCAGTCAGATTGGCCGCCAAGCGTGAAATCAGGTGAGTAATCAGCCGAACGCACCGTGCGCCCGGCGTGCTATGTCTTCGAAATCCCAGTCATCCCAGTCATCGGCACACCCTGCGTCGTCGGCGCGCCGCGTGTGTTGTGTGTATTGTGTGTTCCATTTGCTGAAATGTGCCCGGTCTTGATGAACTCCTTGAACTCCGCGTCCGTCATCCGAGTGATATCCTCCGGTGAAATAACCTGACCAGCCACCCGACGGATACCGCCCGTCGGAGCACCGGACCCAGACGCGGGCTTGAGCGCTGCGATATGCGGACGCGCCGCGACGAACTTGGCGATATACGCCGACGGAAGCATGGGCTTACCGGTATCCGGATCCACCTGCTCCTGATCGCGGTGCACAGGATCGACGACGATGATCTCATCGGTTTGCGGATCCACCGCAAGCCCGGCAGCAATCGTCGGCATCAAGTCAATGACCGGGAAGGCGGTGTGCTTCGGGAACTCAGCGGCAATCAGCGCGTTGATGCGCTCGCGGTTGCGACGGTCACGCATTTCGGCCAGTTGCCGGTCACGTTCCGCGATAGCGGCATTGAGTTCTTCCTGCTTCTTCTGAGCGGCTTCCTGGATCCGCTGAAGTGCCGTCTTCTCCGCCTCCATCTTGGCCTCGTGCTCGGCCTTGGCCTTGCGCAGTGCCTCAACCTCCTCGGGCGACGGCATAGTCTTGCGAAGCTCCTCCAGCTCCTTGCGGAGACGCTCAGCCTCGGCCTTCTGTTCCGCCAGCGCCTTACGCCGGGCAATGGATTCGCTCTTGACGGCCTCCAGTTCGCGCTGCAAGGTCTCGGGGGACAACGCCGCCGGTACGGAGTCGTCGCTTCCAGAACCACCAGAACCGCCACCAGACACACTACCAGACCCGCCGCCAGACTCCGGGTGCAGCCTCAATGCGCACCGACCAAACGGAGCGAGTACGCCCGGCCCGAGACCAGACACAGGCCCAGACCCAGACACGGGCTCAGACACGGACACGGGATGCGACCAAAGACGGTTCACGATTGAGTCACCACTACTACTACCAATATCACCAATATCACCAATAATCGACGGCGTGCGGGTCACAGCGTCCATTCCGACCTCCAGATGTGTAATGGGCCGTCGCCACCCGGCGACAGGGGAGCGGCATCACGCCGCCAATCTCCGGGCTCGCGCCCGGTATCAAGAATCTTGCATGGCCGTTGACCAAAGTCAACTCTATCTCAAAATCAACCTCTACCTTCTTCTCAAGCCTTTCCTCAAGTCCTCAAGATCGACGACCTGCGCTTTTAAATTTTAAAAGGCTACACCCACCAGACTACACCCACCGCACTGGAACTGGAGTTACCACACCGTAGTGATCATGAGTAATCGTGCCACAACTACGACCGGTACACAGGCACGAATCCGATTTCGCCACTGGTCAACAATCGCGCCGAAGCCAAGATGACCGCCGCCGGGCGACGTGTGGACGGATCGACCCGCAAAACCGCCGACTTGTCCTGCAACCCGATCGACTGGAACCCCTCAGCGTACGCGGTCTCAGCCATCGAACGCGGCGCGACCAACCGACAAGCATCCGCCACCTGCGCATGCTTGACCGCCTCGGGAATCACGCCAGGCCCGTATTCCGTCCCGGATCGCGGCCACGCAAGCGTCTGACCCGGAGTCTCAGGCTCACCAACAAACCCGAACGTGTTCAACCCGACGGCCGCCTGCGTCAGCGCCAACTCCTTCACCGCATCCGGGGCCGCCAAGAACGGAGCCGCGTTAATCCCGTACCCAGACAGGCTATCCAACAATCCAGCAATAGTGATAGCCTCCGCGAGTGTGACGTACGAGTTTGCATTGGGCGGGGTAACCGTTAACGGCATAGTCGGGAATCATAGGAGACGCGGCTAAGCACGGGAATGGAACATGCCACGACCACCATTACTTGGACAGACCAGATAAAATCGACTCCGCCGCGCGCTGAACCTTTCGATCAATACCCATCCGCCTCAACGTCCGCATCAACTGCTCATCGGTCACCACGTCACCGTCACTGGCAATCAGATCACGAACTCCAAAATGCCCGGACTCAAACGCCGCACGCTTCAACACCGACGGGAAAAAGTCGGCCCGCACCGTCGCATCCGCAGATCGCAACCACGAGTCAAACGCTCCGCTGGACCGCAACGGGGCACCGGCTTCCAACTCGCCGACGGCCTGGGTAAATTCCGCCTCAACCGCATCATTGAGTCCGGCATCTACAAATACCGGAAGCCATACACACCGACAGTTGAAGTGCGCAGGCATCGGCGGTAACGCTGGATCATCAGCCTTATACTCCGAACCGTGAAGCGCACCACACAACGGACACGTGCGCTCATCGAACGTCGCTACCCATCTCAAGCCCGCCACGGACTCCGATTCCCGAAACGTCACCACCGCCGCGTTATTAGACGCCGACATCAACGCCGTCCGGGCTACGGCACTCGCGCGGCTGGCCGTGGTCGCTCCGAGGTCTACCAGCCGCTGCGCCAACCGATCGGTTGACTCACCACTCGCAAGAGCATCAGTCACCAGCCGATGAGCACGGTCCATGATGCGCCGCCCGATATCCGCGATATCCAAACCCGGAACAGTACGAATAGATTCGGACGCGATGACCTGCCGCATGGATATACCGGAAAACCGCACACCGAGCGAACTCTCCACGCCGATCGTTCGGCCTACACCGGGCGTTACCCGAACCCGCGCAGGCAGACTGCGCATCCCACGCGACCCACCAATACGACGAACTATCTCCGTGTATCGCACCGTCTCACGCGCGTACGTGGCCCGGTACACCGGTTCCACAACTGACCCGGCCGCGCGGACCTGGGCCTCGGTCATCCGGTTGAACGCCTGAAGAATCGAAGCACGACGAGACGCCTCCGACCGCGCGGATTCCGTAGCCCGAGCCACCTCGCGCGTCAACGTGGACCGCCAGCGTGACAAGATGGCGTTCACGGCCTCGCGTGCGCGGCGCTCGACCACCGGCTCACGAGCGATCAACGCCGCACGCTGGGCCAGTACGTCACGGGCTATGGCGCGTTGGACCCACGAAATGGTCATGACAATAGCCAGGCACTCAAGCACTCATAGGTCAGGATGATCCAAAGGCACGTTGTGTAAGTGCAACAACGCAATGAGCTGTCGCTCCAGACGATCGCGGATTACCGCCGACGGTGACCCAGCCCCCGGCGAGGGATACCGGCGAACAATCTGTCCGAGCCGGTCCGCCGCTTCCCGGACCTCCGGTGGAAGCGGCCTATAATCCGGAGTATCCGGAGTATTCGCAGGACTGCCTGTATTCACAGGACTGCCTGTATTCACAGGACTGCCTGTATTCACAGGACTGCCTGTATTCACAGGACTGCCTGTATTCACAGGACTGCCTGTATTCACAGGACTGCCTACAG